TCACAATCTACAACAGCCATAGCTTATCCTTTTTTCTTAGCTAAATATTCTTTAGCAGTATATGTTTTAGAAACATTCTTTGGCTGTTTCTTAGCCGTTTTCATTACAATTTTGTTCATAAAGTAATCCTTTGCGCAAGTGAACGCAGTCCGAAGACTACGCACTTTTAATTGAAACAGCACACTGTGGACGAAGAGCTTTTACACCATTCGAGAAATATGCGTTAATTAGTTTAGCGTTAAGGTATTCAGGTTGCTCATTGATGTCAATCTGAATGTCCCATAGACGTGCCATACCAGCCGCTTCGCCAGTGAACATCAGTGCGTGTAGATTTGCTGTCGCTGGAATGTTGTTAGATGTGAATACCGAAGCACCACCAACCATTTTAACTTCACCAATATCGTAACCACCGTTACCGTTTGTGTAATCACTGTCAATAGTAATTAACGCTTGAGGTAGTGAACTGTAAAGTGTAGGTGAACAAGCAACATATATTTCATCTTCAACGTCGTTTTCACGCATAGCCGCGATACCAGCATAAATTGCTTGAGCGAACGCTTTACCAGTCGCCTCAGGGTCAGTCATAGGAACAACGATACCAGCATTGATAACAACTGTACCATCACCATTCGCAACTAAACCAGTCGCTAAAGACGAAGCTTCAACAGCCGCGGCAATTTTACGGTCGATTGCATTTGCAAGACGTGTACCAAGTTGACGAACATTCATAGCAACAGTGTCATAACGTGCAACAGCTTGTTTCCATTTATCTACTCTACGAGACTCGTACTGAGGTCTGTCAAGTGGAACGATGATTTCATCTTGTGTACCATTAGAAACGTTTACACGAGTACCAGCTTGGTATTCAGTAAGTGCGCCATCATCACGGTCTTCTTTACCCTCGATAATGAACGAACCAGCCGCACTACCCTCAGGAATGTTATCGACACGGATTAAATCCATAAATCTTGTTTTGCGTTGGAACGCTTCTAACACGTCGAGTGTTATGTCTCTTGTTAAATCCGCCGCTGTATCTGTACCAATATTAGGAGTTGTGTTTCCATCATAAGCCATAATAAATCCTTTTAAATTTTTGAGTTTTAGGTTGTGGGTTGCCTAGTATGCACAAAAACCAAAGGACTAATCTTGTGAGAAAAGTGTTTGTTAGATGTTATATAGTCAGGCTTTAAGCCCAACTAACCAATGCAGAAGTGTAACATTGTTTTTATGATAAAGTCAAGTGACCTTATGCCTGACGACCATAAATGATGTTATCAGGTGTTGCTTTAAGACGTGCTCTGTACTGAGCAATCGCCGCAGTGTCGCGCTTACCAGCGGGACTGTCGATGTATCTCTTATCTTGGAACAACTCTCGTTGGTCACTGTAAGGTTTGATACCGACGTGCGATGGAGAACCGCTAATTCTAGTGGTTGTGCCCGCTTTTTCCGCTTCGTTATACTTAGATTCTAACCACTCTAATGCAATCTTAGTCGTCCCGTAAGACCCAAGACCAGCATTAAACTCTTTACGAACGTCCTCAGGTAAATTCTCTTTACCCCAAGCAACCAACGTATCAAGACGTTCTTTACCACCAACAACCTCGTAGGCTTTGTTAGTCGCTTCACGCATCTCGTAAGCTTTGATTGTTAAATCTTTTGCATCAATACCAACTGACTCAGCCTTAGCGACCATATCAGCAGTTAACTTCATACCGTTACCCATAAACTCAGGAAGTAAATGGTCAACCATTTGTTGTTGAGCAATCTGATTTTCAACTTGCTGTTGGTTGTTCTTGTTAATATTACCGTGTTGTGCTTTGAAATCCTCAGCCTCTTTGAGTTTATCAAACACATCTTGCATATTAGAGAATCGACCTAAATACTTCCCGTCTTTAAACTGTGCTTTTTGAGCATCGTTTAAATCAAAACCAGCAAACGTTTCAGGAGGAGTTCCCTCAGGCGGTGGAGTGTTATCACTCGGTAAGCCCGATGGAGGAGTCCCCTCTGCTGGTGGCGTTGCTGGTGGAGTTGCGGGAGGCGTAGCTGGGTTAGGAATCTCTCCAGCTTTAGGCGGTGTATTCGTAGCGTTAGGTGGTGGCACGTAGCCCTCGTTACCAGCCATAATCTACCCCTCTCTACCGAATTGGTCGCGTTCGATACTAAGGAAAATCGGAACGTCACGAAGCTCTTTCGCAGATAGACCCCAAATAAGTTGTTGAAGTTTCTTCGCATCCATACCGTGCTTCTCCATAACCATAGATGGTGTCCAATTAGAGTTGATTAACGCACGTAGTTCTTCAATAGAACACTTCGTAACCTGATTAGGACGACGACCCATAATCAAACCTTGTTTCGCAGAATACTCTTTGTACTGGTCAGGTGTGAACACGAGTGATGCACCAAGTACACCGTCAACAATCTCGTGAGACTCTTCTTCCATAGCAGTAATCGCCGCTAAAGTTCTAGCCTCTGATTCTTTGTTATGTGATTTAGATTGTGCCAAAAGCTCTTTCGTCTCTGCAAGTTCTCTTGCAAGGTCGATTTGGTCTTCTGTCATAATATCAGCCGCAACGGGCTCAGGAGTTTCATCTATCTGTGTTTGCAGAGAGGCGGACTTCGCTCTCTCTTCTTGTAACTCTTTTTCTAAATCTGCAATCGTTTTTCTTGCCATAATGTTTTACCTCGTTTTATTGTTGTGGTTGAGCGGGTTGACCGCCAACTTGTTCACCCGCGGCTTGACCCGCGGCTTGACCCATAGCCTCATCAGCGATTTGACCCGCTTGCTGTGCTTTCATTTTCGCCATCTCTGCTTCAACTTCTTTAGGAGTTTTCATCAGATTTACTGGATTAACACTCTCGTAAGACGCGTAACGGTTAAGAAGTTCGCTATCTTTAAACCAGTGACGAAGACCTAACTGTTCTGCTCTCATTACGAGTGCGTCGAGTTTTTGAGCCTCTTGTGAACGACCTAGTGCATCAAGACCCGTAAGAATCTCTACCTCGATTACCTCGAACTTGATTTTCAATTCTAGCATAATTTGTTGAATTATCCACTTAGACCATTGTAATGACAGTTTAGAGTAGATACCAGCAAGTGAGCTAGTCTCAAGTTCTTGTGCCATAAAACGAATCTCTTGAGCAGTAACACGTTCTGCATCACGAGTAACAGACTCATTCATCAGAAACGCTTGTGAGAGTTCCTTTTTAAGATTCTGCTCACGCTCCATAGGAACTTGAAAGTCAAAGTTTTTCTGAATCTGTAATGCGCTTACGTCATCCGCAGACCCATCAACAACATCTCCATTCTCAGACTCAGCAACGTCATCTTTACGAGTACGTCCACCGCGTTCGTTTACGAACAGCAACATCTTCGCCGATACGATTGCACCATCTGTAAGGAGTTTAGCAATCTTATCAAGCTGTTGCAAATCTTGAAAGTAATCTTCTGTAAACGGTCTGTGATAGTCATCACCAACCATCCACGTCCAACCCAAGTATCTAAACGGCAATTCGTCGTAGTTCTTATATGTAAGCGTTTTACCAACAATCTCTTGCTCAATCTCTTGAGTAACAGTCCAACCAAGAGTTTTCTTGTCCATAACTGCCATTGTGTAAAGCTTATACTCGTCAGCCTCTTCTTTAGGCACGACACCCTCAGGTAAAACTTTAATGTTCTCAACGAAACACATTCTTACTGGAACACCCATCTCATCAAGGTCAACAACGAATGTAAGTAGTGGATGTATCATCACACCTTTCTTCGGCTTCTTCTCAACGATAACTGACCCAACAATAAGGAGTTGCGTGATTACATCAAAGAGTGAACTACGAATCTGCTGTAACTCTATCTCTGCATTAACAGTCGCAACGTTCTGAGACAGTGCTTGATAGACCTTGGCAATGTTATCAGGACTACCCTGAGTCAGTGCTTGGAGCTCTTCGGGCTTCGGTACATATCTGAAACTAGAAGTTGATGGTGGTAACAGCGCCATTCCCATCTTAGCCTTGAGTGTGTTTACAAGACGACCACCATATGACTGAGATGTTGAGTCTTTCATTTTAGTAGTACCCGTATCAGAATCTTCTCTGATTACATAAGGCAGTGTAAGACCCGCAATCAATTTGGCTCTGTCCTCATACTGTGAACGGCCACTCTGTTTCTCAGAGTAAAACTCACTAGGCAGTTGCTCTTGGGTGTCTTGAGTTTTCGCTTTAGTTTTCCTTTTAGCCATAACTATTTCCCTCCTTGTTTTTTCTTAGGTGGTGTCAACATCATCGTGATGCGTTTAACCATCTCTATCTGCGTTTGCTTCTCGATAAGGTTATCGGGAGTCACGCCATCGAGTGTATCAGGGTACTCTTTTTGCAGAGTCGCTATGATTTCAATATTTGTCATAATGAAAATCCTAGACCTGATGTTTGGTTAGACGTACCAAGACCACTCGTACCTGAGGACATCGGAGTAAGGAAGTCATCATACGACCCCATCTGATTGTCTCCATCGTCAACACCGAACTGAACAGTCTCAGCCCCAGTGTTACCCATCTCTGCCGCTTGTGCCGCGAATATCCGTTGCTCCTCATCTAAAGCCTCTTGCTCTAAGCGTCGTTGTTCTTTCTCAGCGTCCTCTTGAGCTTTCTTCTGCTCCGAGGCTGAGTACAGCCCCGATGCCGCAGAAATAGCCATCGCACCAGCCGCCGCCCATCCAGCCGCCGCTCCACTAAAGTATGAATTAAGGTCAAATAACCTAAGCCACTTTTTCATAGTTTCGTCCTTTATAATTATTTCTTGAGTACATTACATCGCCTATTATAGCGAATTTAAAACCGTGAGGCTCTAGTCCACGTTGCACCTTGTCGTGAAACTGCTTCACATCGGTGATGAAAGTAACGGGTATCGTATGTATCATTTTAAGCATATCTTTGAGCATCGCGTGTGGGAATATTACATCCGCTTCGTGCATCGTCGATGCAATAAACGTCTCTCCCGCAGACACGTGTTTACCAACAAGACCATATGGAACTCCGTCACGTGAGTACATAGTGAGAGTGTCGCTGTCTAACCAGCCTTGAGCAAAGTGTACACCGACCATCGCAGTGACCTCATCTTTCGATGGGGTATGTTTACTACTCAACATTATCGTTCTCGTGGTCACTGTTGACCTCAAATAAAGAAGTGTCATACTCTCTATCAACTTTAGATGAATCATATAATTCCATCTATTCTCCTTTAATATTAGTTGTGCTCCACTACTGCGTTATCCACAGTTGGAGTAAACTTCACCAATGGCTCATTATTTGAACTATCATCAAAATTAAGAACCCTCACGCTACACCCAATGAAGAGTGTAGCTAACAATGCAAC